TGCTGGATCTTTGAAAGGTGGAAAGAATGTATTTGCCCTCGCTAAAGTTAAAGAGTCTTTTGATATCCTTGGACAAGACCAAGTTGACTCCTATCTACTGTTTAGCAATCCTCACGAATATGGTAAAGCTGTTGACGTTAGGTTTACTCCCATTCGTGTTGTATGCAATAATACATTAACCTTCTCTTTGCAGTCTTCTTCTAAGAACTTTGTTAAGGTTGGTCACCGTTCTAAGTTTGATGCTGATATGGTCAAGCAACAAATGGGTATTGCTTCAGAGAAGTTTGCTCAATATAAAGAGATGGCTGAGTTCTTATCTACTCGTCGCTTCTCTGCTGAGACTCTTATTCAATATTATAACGAAGTATTTCCATATACTCATAAGCAATCAGAAGCTCCTACTAAGGTAGAAGATCTTTCTAAGAATGCTCGTGCAGCTATGGACTTATTATATACTCAGCCTGGTGCTCAGTATGGTGAAGGAACTTGGTGGCAGGCTCTTAACTCGGTTACTTACTTAACTGATCATAAGATGGGTCGTTCAGCTGATACTCGTATGCAGTCTGCATGGTTTGGTATTAACCAGTCTCGTAAGCTCAAAGCTGCTAATAAAGCAGTGGAGTTTGCCAATGCTGTCTAAAGACAGTGATGATAGCGCTTATCAAGAGCGCTATCACGAATATATAAAACGTAAATTAAAAGAAGAGCGAGAAAAAAATGGTGAGAGTTGAAGATCTGAATATTACTTTCTTTCATTTACCTAAAAATGCAGGTACAAGTATCGCTAATTGGTTATCCGATAATGTAAACGGTGAAGAATATATGAATGATTTGAGGCATGGCTCACCTGAAAGTCTTAAACCGCTATTTGATGATTTTGGTTGGTCATTTTGTTGCGTAAGAAATCCTTGGGATAGAATGGTTAGTTGGTATAATTTTTTTAAAGGACAGAATAAAATTCATACTTGTTTTCCTGATTTTTTAGATGCAGTTTTTGATCCTTCTAAAAATACTAAAAAGTATATAATTCCAATATCTAGACAGATGATCTTTGTTCGAAATAGTGATTATACTTTGCGTTATGAAAACCTATTAGAAGATTTTAAACTAGTTCAAGAAAAGACTAATTGTTTTGAACCTCTAGGGCATCATAATAGTAGTAATAGAACAAAATACCTTGATTATTACAGTAAAGAGCATTATATTAAAGTTAAAGATTATTATGCTGAAGAAATTGAATATTTTGGATACGAATTTGGAGAGTGATATGAAACTTGTTAATGATAAAAATGATCCTGAACTTGTAGGTATTATTACTGAAACAGATGATATAGAATCTACTAAACGTATAGTAGATAGTTTAAATCAAGATCTTAAAGATTCAGGATTTGATCAATATCAATTTCAAACTGTATTAAGAGGTAATAAAATCTATATTGAAAATAAATAGAATCTATGCTCTTTTTTTTAATTATAAATACCGTTATGAGTGCAGCATCAGATCTATACGAAAAAGAAGTCGCAGATTACATTAGCTCGTTTGGCGTTAAAGCTACGAGACCTTCTGTGTCTGTAAAATATCCAGATGTAAAAATTACTCATAATAATGCTACAACTTGGCTTGAAGTTAAAATGAATCATACTGATAACTTAGGAAATACTAGAGTTTCTTACATGTCAGGAGAATGGGATGCTGCTAAACCTTTAGATCCTGTTAAAAAATTTGCTATAGAATATCTTAGTAAGAGTAGAGATACTGAAACCTTTTTAAAATCTATAGCCAAATTTTGCGCTAAAGATTGGCATACTATGGTTCTTCCATCTACAAAAGGACCTCTTAAGGATCCTAAAGCTATACCTTATGCTAGCTTAGTGGAATATTTTAAAACCCGTACACAATATATTCTTGATGTTCCTAAAGTTGATTTGGGAAAGCTAGTTACTGATCACTATATAGAAGGTAAAGCAGAGCCTGCTCATTATCTTCAAGCAGGTGATGATTTTTATATGATAGGAAGAGCTAACCCTTTAAAATTACCAAAAAATATTCCTATACTAGGAGTAACTGGAGGTAAGTGTGAAGGTAACTTTAAGATGAGAATAGGTGTACGTAGTGCTAACTCTGCTTATTATGAAATTCAGCCAGAAATTAAAATTCAAAATATGGGCACGAGTAAGTATTCAGTTAAACCTGGCACTACAAAATTAAACCCATTCCTAGAGAGTTAAAATTGGTAGACAAATGAGTTTTAAAGAATTTATATCAGAATCTAAAAACACCCACATGACTCATATTGAGGATAAAGTAATCTATGGAGGTGTTAAAGGTACTCGCCAAGCTATTCTTGCGTTAAGAGAGCTTAGAGATATGCTGAAAGGAGAGCATGATGGATCTGTCAGTGTTAAGTGGGACGGAGCACCTGCCATCTTTGCTGGCACTGATCCCCGCGATGGCAATTTCTTTGTTGCTAAGAAAGGAATCTTCAATAAGAATCCTAAAGTTTATAAGTCTAATGCTGACGTGGATGCTGACACTTCTGGTGATCTTGCTGCTAAACTTAAACTTGCTCTTAAGCATCTTCCAGCATTAGGTATTAAAGGCGTTATTCAAGGAGACTTTTTATTTGGTCCGGGTGATGTTAAAACCAAAAAGATCAAAGGGGAGTCATATGTTACATTTCATCCGAATACTATCATCTATGCGCTGCCATCTAAGTCGGATGGAGCTAAGGCTGTTAAGTCAGCAAAAATTGGTATTGTGTGGCACACAACCTATAAAGGTAACACCTTCGAGTCTATGCGCGCTTCGTATGGAGTTGATGTCTCCAAGCTTCAATCAACCAGAACTGTGTGGTCACAAGACGCAATGTTAAGAGATTTAACTAATATTACTATGAGTAAGAAGGAAACAGAAATTGTTAATGAATATCTTTCGCAAGCTGGATTTATTTTCAACAAAATTGCCGGATCAACTTTACGACAACTGGAATCCAATCAAGAGCTTGCCAGACTCGTGGAACAATTTAATAACTCCTATGTCAGACAAGGCCAAGTCATTGGAGATACCAACAGACATGTCTCCGCACTTATACGATGGATCAAAGACAGATATAGTAAAGAAATAGCTAAACGTAAAACTGATAAAGGTAAAGCTGCTCAACAGCAAAAGCTCGACACTATATTAAGTTTCTTTTCAGAAACAAATAGAACTAGTTTAAAGTATATGTTTGACTTACAAAAAGTTATCGTACTAGCGAAATTAAGACTTATAAATAGTCTTAATAAATTAGGTAATGTTAGCACCTTTGTTAAAACACGTAAAGGTTACAAAGTAACAGGTGCAGAAGGTTATGTAGCAATTGATAAAATTGGTGGTGATGCAGTGAAAATTGTTGATCGTATGGAGTTCTCATACAACAACTTTTCACCAGATATATTAAAGGGATGGGATAAGCCAACAAGGAACTAAAATGGCATATGGATTTAAAGACTATTTAACTGTCGACTATACTCAAACTGGAGACGGTCAGCTAGCACTTAACGCTAAAAAGCGTAAAAAAGATATAGGTGCAGGTACGAACGCAGAGTATTCATCTACTCATGCTCCTAATGAAGAGCTAGAGATGGAAGCTCTTACTATGGCTCAACGTAGAGCTAAATCAAGACAGATGAAAAAGTATCAAGCTAGATTAAAAGTTGGTCGCAGTAAAGCTAGAATGAGAGTAGCTAGCAGTAAAGTTCTAGCTAAAAGAGCCCGTAAACAAGCTCGCAATATGATTGCCAAAAAACTTACAAAAGGTATATCTAAAGCAGATCTCACACCCGCAAGAAAACAAGAGATAGAAAAACGGCTAGATAAGATGGCACCAAGAGTTACTCGTCTAGCTAAGAAGATAACTCCTAAACTTAGACAAGCAGAATTAGGTAAAAAACGCGGGTAAGATGATAAACAAATTCAGTCAGTTTCTTGTTGAAGAGGAAAAGACCGTATATTTTACATTCGGTCGTATGAATCCTCCTACTATTGGTCATGGTAAACTACTAGACGTGCTAGCTTCAAAGGCAGGACGTAATCCTTATCGTGTGTTCCTTTCACATTCTCAAGATAAAAATAAAAATCCTCTACATTATATAGATAAAGTTAAACATGTTAGGAAGATGTTTCCTAAACATGCTAGATCTGTTATGTCTGCTACTAGTGTTAAGACAGCAATAGATGCATTGGTTTCATTATATAAGGAAGGGTTTGTTAAAGTTGTAATGGTTGTTGGATCAGACAGAATTATGCAATTTGACACTCTACTTAACAAGTACAACGGAGTTAAAGCTCGTCACGGGCTTTACAATTTTAAATCTATTAAAGTTATATCTGCTGGAGAGCGAGATCCTGATGCTGATGGGGTAGAAGGAATGTCAGCTTCTAAGATGCGTATACTAGCTAAAGATAATGACTTTACCTCTTTTAGTCAGGGACTACCTAAACAGTTTTCTAATTCAGATTCTAAGAGATTATACAATTTAGTACGCAAAGGGATGGGGTTAAAAGAAGAAAATGAATTTAAAAGACATATTCAACTTGAGTCCGTATCAGAAACTAGAGAAGAGTTTGTTAAAGGCGAGCTCTACACAGTTGGCGACGAAGTTATTATTAAAGAAACAAATCAGGTTGGTAAAGTAACTGTTCTGGGTTCTAACTATGTTATTGTGGAAACCTCAAATGGTAAGACTCGCCAGTGGCTAGATGCAGTTGAAAAGATAGAAGAAGAATACAAGTATAGTGATGGTACTCCAGAAGCAACCAAACACGCTAAAAAAATGACTCCTGGACAGAATGAAGGCTTATGGGATAATATCCGTGCTAAAAGAGCTCGTGGAGAGAAAATGAAAAGGAAAGGTGCTAAAGGAGCACCTACTCCAGAACAAATTAAACGTGCACAAGAAGCTCAAGATCCTGATATCAAAGATAGAGAGGGCACTCAACCAGCGCGCTATCATAAAGGACTATCAAAAGCAACTAAGATTGCTAGAGACCGTCACTTTAAAAAACACGGAAAGAAAGCTGATAATGACTCTTCTGCTTATACTCCAGCACCTGGGGATAAAGGAGCTGTTACTAGACCAAGTAAATATACAAAATTTGTAAAGAGGTTAATGAAATGAAATCATTCACTCAACACGCTAAAACTATTGCGCACAGGATGATGCGTGAGTCAAACGAACATGAAATAACTGTTGGTAACTATACTACTACTCATTTTCATATGTGCGGTAGTGCTATAAAAG